CAGTGCCTCAGCAACCCGCTCAGCACTGGAACAGCCGCGAAGCCTGGGAGAATGAATTCCTATGAGAAATCTCGTATCAGCAATTCAGAACCGTGATGCAGGCGCACTGGCTCGCATTGCAGGAGATGGACCGCGCCCGGTTGAGCGCGGAGTGAATGAGGACGCTGAGCGCCTTGTCGATGCTCTGTTTTCGAATCTTAAGCAGGTATTCCCGGCATCGGTCAGCACCGCCTGGCGCAACCCGAACGATGAAGCCGCAGCTAAGCGTCAGTGGATCGCCGCTTTCGCCGAGAACGGCATTCACAACAAGCAGCAGCTGTCAGCAGGCATGAAACTGGCCCGCGCCAGTGGCTCGCCGTTCCTGCCGTCGCCCGGCCAGTTTATCGAGTGGTGCAAGCAGGGCGAAAACCGGGCCGCCGGTCTGCCCGCCGATGAGGAACTGTATGACACATTCCGTCTGTACTGCCGCGACCGGGGCATGTATGACACCAGCGAGGATTTCCCCTGGGAAAGCCCGGCCTGTTTCCACATGGTGACCGCGGTCTACAACCAGATGCGCTCATTCAACCTGATGGATTCTGAGTGCCGCAAACGGCTGGGCGATGAGCTGCGCAAGATGTCCCGCCGCATTGAAGCTGGCGAAGTCATCCCGCCGCCGCGCAAACAGATTCCACAGCTCCACATCCCGACTGGTAACGAAAAGGCCCTGGACCACCTCGCCGACATTCGCCGCCGCTTTGGGTTGAAAGGTGGCCGTCATGACTGAGATGAACCGCATCCGCTTTGAGCGTCTGTATCGCAGCGTTCATGGTGACAAGCACAGCCTGACCCGATCACACCTTGGCTATCTGGATGCTGTGGTAGACCGGGCGTTTTTCTTCTGGCTTGAGGGCAGGGAGAGTGTCGCATGACTCAGGTAACTCAACTGGTAATTAACACGTCGCTGATGCGACAGGCCCGCAACCTGCAACTGGCAATCATCAACCTGGCTAAGAAGCGCGACCTGACGCAGGAACGTTTCCGGGCGCACCTGAACGCTATCGACATGCTGGCGCGAGAAGCACACGACCTGATTGTCGATGCTGAGTTCGAGCAGCAGTTGGATCATAAAATCGGAACGCAGCATGAGTAATTATCAGGAAAGTGTAATATCCACTCATGCCTGCGCTTTAACAATTCAACTTACAAAGAGCAGAAATCTTTTTCGTACAATTTCCACAAGCGATTTCAATTTGAGATTTTAGCAATCAATAATAAAAATGATGATAGGGTGAAGTTATCTTTTATTAAATCTTGTTTTATCATATCAAAGATTTCTTCGCGTGAGTGGAATTTGCAGCCCATGATCCCTTCATTTGTTTGAAGGGATAGGTGGCTTATATCATCAATTTCACAAAGTATTGCTTGGATATTATCTGAGATTAATCCTGAGTCGGTCAATAGCTGTCCAAGTAAATAACTGTTAGAGGATTCTAAATTCATTTCCTCTTTCAGTTCTCTTTCGCCGCCAGTTAAATGGGTTTCACCAGACTCAAGAAATCCGCGGGGAAACTCATGTAGAACCTCACCATTCCTAGAATGTTGAATGATTGCATATTTATTTTTATAGCTGGGTATTATTACTACGCCACCATTTTTCTGGTGTAACTTAAGATGTCTCATTTTATCAGATGATACTGATAACATGCTGTTTTCGAAGATAATTTTATTCAAAATTGACAATCCATGTGGGTTTTATCGATGAGGTGCGTATCACTTTTCTCGTGTTGTAGAGGTAAAATATTACGTAAATCACGTAGCTTAAAATCTTAGCTGCGGCGGTTATTGTCGGATCGTTCAGTTTTAATGATAAGAGAATTTCTTTAACTAGGATGGTCACCGGAAAGCCAGAGATAAGGATCATGCAAAATATAACTCTATTCTCAACACCCTTTAGCATTGTACGAAAACTCATGTCTTTATCGTCATTATTTTTTTCAATGAATAGATCTTTTATTTTCTGATTGATTGTAGCGAAATCATAATTTTCCCTTGAAAGAATTTTATTGAGAACTAACGCAGAGAAAGTGTATTGCATATGCCACGAGCGTAAACCAGAAAGAGTTCTAATAGTCATCCCGCCGATCATGCAAATAACTAAATTTAGAAAAATGGCTGAATGTTGGCTAGAAATCATTTTAGTAAAAGATGCATATGATCCAATGTAAAAAGACAAGATGACAAGGTAGAAGGCAATAGTTTGATCTCTTTTAGAAGACTGCTCTTTTATATGTTCATGACATCTTTCATAAACGGACATCAGAAAATCTTTTGAGACTAACATTGGAGCTCCTAAATTGAACTTTCAAAATATTTCTTATGATATTATTTGCTCTAAAGTGCAATGGTTGAAAGTTTTTTATAACCTTAAATTACACAATTACCAATCATATCAGTAATGCTATGGAGATACCAAAAGAGGGCATCAGGCTTCACAGATCAAATTTCAATGCCATCGGGCAACAGCTTCAACCCCTGCTCGAATCCGGCGACTGTTACCGGCTAATCCTCAAGCCGTGGAAAGAAAAACGCAGTCTCAATCAGAACTCCCTCTCCCACATGTGGTACGGCGAAATCAGCGAATACCTGATTAAGTCCGGGCGCACTGACGCTACGCCAGAGTGGGTAAAGCGGAACCTCAAGAAAACCTATCTGGGCTGTGAGCAGGTCGAATACACCGACTTTGTTACTGGCGATAAGGTCAGCACATGGGAACCCCTGCACACATCCAGTCTTGATACAGGCGAGATGCATTTCTTTCTGAATCAGGTTGAACGGTGGTGCGCGCAGTTCGGCCTGGTGCTAACTATCCCCGCTGATTCCGAATACCAGAAACTTAAGGACAAACAAGATGAGTAAATTAACCACTGCAATTCTGGACGTGCTTTCTGATGGCGAATGGCACACCTCAAAAGAAATCACCAACCGTGCCTGTGCAATGGCTTCAGCGAAGCGCAATAACGTTGCCGTCGTCCTGCACGACATGACCGATAGCAACAAGATTAAGCGCCAACTGTTCGGCAGTACTGACCACGACTACCAGTACCGCATGGGAACGTTCAGCATTGGATTTGGCCGGAGCTACAACATGGCGATGCTGGATAGCCTGCTATCAACAGTAAGGGGGCGCTATGAAAACATGGTTCACTCATGACCCTGTAGACACCGAAACCGCCGCCGAACTTCTTTCCCGCTACGCCTCCCGCAACATCAAAACTCAGAAGACACTCTCAGCAGACCCACGCCTGTGGCTGGTGAGCGCGCTGCTGCCTGAATTCCGGGAAGAGCCAAAACCGAGCCGGCAGTATAAAAACCCAATGTGGAGCTGAAGATGACAACTAAAGAACGCTGCTGCCGCTGCCACACAATCCTCACCTCAGAAGACAAGTATCACTTCGGGGCTAACTGCGAAACCTGTAACGAGGACAACCAGTATGCAGAGTACTTCGACTACTACCCAATCCGTTGCGCCTGGCGATATCTCCGCTATCAGGTGCGCTGGCTGTCCAGCATGGCTCACAACGGAGGAAGTTTACTGCTGCGCGGGCTGCGTAGAGTCATGGGTGGAAAGCAATCCGATCTTCGACATGACAGGAGAAAGTGATGGCTAAAGGCATCACACCGAAGCCGCCTAAGCCGAAAACCTGTAAGCACTGCAAAACCAAATTCATCCCAGCCAGACCTCTGCAGTACATCTGCACCCCATCCTGCGCATACCAATACCAGCAACGACAGAAAGAGAAGCAGCAGAAGGAAACTGACGCTGAAACCCGTCGCGCCTGGAATAAGCGTAAGTCAGACCTGAAGCCGCTAAAGCACTGGGAAGATTTAACCCAGCGAGCTGTTAACGACTACATCACAAAGGGAAGGGACAGGGACTTACCGTGCATAAGTTGCGGCACATGGGAAACGGTTCAGTGGGAAGCAGGGCATTACCGGTCACGCGGCGCGGCATCACATCTCCGGTATCACGAAGACAATCTGGCAAAACAATGTCATCGCTGTAACTGCGAGTTATCAGGCAATGCAATTCACTTTCGAGAGGGATTAGTAGCCCGCATCGGCCTTCAGCGCGTTCTGGAGCTCGAATCCAACAACGAACCTCACCGATACACCAGAGAAGAACTGGACGGCATACGTGCGCGTTACAGGGCTTTGCTGCGTGAATTGGTAAAACAGAGGGAAGCAGCATGAAGCTAACACCAAAACAACGCGGCATTCTCCGCATGAAGTTCGGCGGTCAGTGTGCATATTGCGGCTGTGAGCTGCCCGAGAAAGGGTGGCATGCAGACCACGTAGAGGCAGCATTACGCAAATGGGAATTTGGCCCGCGCCGTCAGGATGGCACACGCCGGACAGTAGCCACGGGAGAGCACTGGCGGCCAGAAAATGACGTCATGGAAAATCTCTTCCCGGCGTGCGCCCCCTGCAATCTTTTCAAGGCGACATTCAGCCTGGAGAGCTTCAGAGAGCAGGTTGCTGAGCAGGCTGACCGAGCGAGGCAATACAGCGTCAACTTCCGCACTGCCGAAAGGTTCGGGCAGATAAAGGTCACCGCGTCCCCGATTGTGTTCTGGTTCGAGAGATACATGCAGGAGCGTGCAGCATGACCCAATACCTCAGAGAGAAGTGGCTCAGGCTTCGCATCCTAAAGATGCGCGGCATGTATGAGATCAACTACCGGATAATCCGTAACACGGCGAAAATGATGGGGGTTAAGCATGCGCATTGAGCGTGACTATCAGCAAATCGTCAGGCTGTCAGGCGTCAGAACAGCAGCGGACATGCGCCGGTTATTTGGCAATGGCTGGAAGACCATCAACAAATCACAGCAGGCATGGGTACGTCATCTGCTGGGCGTGTGGGGCGATCAACTGGGAGGCGAAGATTACGACCGTGCAGAAGTGAACGTGATTGGCCGCCTAATGATGCGCTGTGAATGGAGTGAGCAGAAGGGCAGGCAGATAGAGAAAATCGTGTCACAGCTGCATTGTGAAGGGCTGCGCGGTGAAGAGTTGTTTCGCAAAGCACGTGACCTGCTAATCCCGCAATCATCAACGGCAAACATCATCGCTCTCGCCAAAGAATCTGATGATGCCGCCTTTGTTGAATCAGTCATGGTAAAGACATTCGGTAAGGATAACCCGCTTCGTAATGTAGCCAGATTACGCTACTGCAAACGCAAGAGCGTGCAAAACATCGGCTCATCGCTGATTTATTACTGCAGCATCTCACCCAAAGAGGCCCG